CCGCTTGCCGGACTGCTACGACAAGCGGAACACGAGTAATAGCTGGAAAATCCTCGAAATGGCGCGGAGCGCCAAAGAGGACATTGCAAAGGACCTTGAGAGCATCCGCTCCGCGAGCGACATCGAAAGCGCCGAGGGTGCGGCGCTCGACGTTTTCGGGCGAGTGTACAAAGTGCAGCGCGGGCGCATGAGCGATGCTGCATATCGAATGCTAATCTTACAGGCGAGGGCGCTTAAAAATCTCCGGGCGGACTATGAGTCCGTCTATGCGATGGCGCTTTCGATTTTCGGCTGCTCTCCGGATGAGCTCAAAATCTCTGAGGCAGAGGAGCCCTTTTCCTATCGGATTGAGCGCTTTCCTATGCAGGCCGTCAAGCGCGCCGGGATGGATATCGACCAGGCTACAAAGCTTCTTGGCGAGCTTGTGCCGCTCACGGGGCGCTTTGTGTCGAAGATCTATGACGCTGATGAGACGCACGCGGCATTTTTTGCGGGCGCGATTCTCGGCGCGGATAAAGTAGTCGTTCTCGGGACTGCGCGGAGAGGGGGCGCATAAATGGCAGAGAGAAATGCAATCACGGCGGCGGGGCTTGGCATTATCGCCGCAGCGCAGGCGGGGACAATCCCGCGAGTAAAATTTACGTCCGTACGTGCCGGATCCGGAACGCATGCCGCGAGCGAGGACCTGAGCGCGCTCACGGGACTTGCAGCGGAAAAAGCGCGTTTTGCGGTCTCGGATGTGACAGCGCTCGGCTCTGATACGGTACAAATCGGCGCGCTGCTGAGTAATGCGGGCGTGTCGGCGGGATTTCGCATCACAGAGGTGGGCGTGTACGCAGAGGACGCAAGCGGGCAAGAGGCGCTCTACGCGATTTTCACCAAGGGCACCGCGGAAGCAGATTTTTTACCGGCAAACACCGCCGGAAATGAATCCTCTATCTACTACCGCTGCAATGTGGCGGTCAGCAACGCGGCGCAGGTGACGGCTGCAGACGACCACAGCGCATACGCGCATGTGACGGACCTGAATGCGCTGAAAGCGCGCGTGCAGGCGCTGGAGATAACGCCCACGGCATGGGAAGTCACGCTGCGGGCTGCTGCGTGGTCCGCAAGCGCGCCGTACACGCAAGAGGTGACACTGCCGGGCTGCAAAGCTACGGACGTGCTGGAGCTTGGCAAGGCTATCGCAAAGACCGGAAGCGTCGAGGCCGCCAAGGCCGCGCGCAAGTGGCTCGGAGCAATCGACGGTGGGGAAAGCAAAAACGGCAAAGCTGTCCTTTTCTGTGCGGTAAAAAAGCCGACGGAAGATTTCAAGGTAAAGGTTAGGAGGATTGCGGGAAATGGCTGATATTTTTGTAGCTGCAGGCGGTAGCGGCGGCGCAAGCTCAGATGAGACCACCGCCCGCGCTGCGGATGTTCTCTCCGGAAAGACCTACCTCGGAGCTGACACAAGCGACGATGTGGGCGCGGGAGCCATGCCGGACAACGGCGCGCTGCAGAAAACCCTCCGCGCCGGAGAGAGCGTCACCGTCCCGCGAGGGTACCATAACGGTAGCGGCAGCGTGACTGCCGCTCCGCTCGCGGAACAGACGCCCGGAAACGCTGCGCCCGGCGACATCGTGGCCGGTACATCGGCGTGGGTCCGCGGCGCAAAAATGGACGGAACGCTCGTAGAGCGCGAGGGCGAGCAGCCCGCCACGGGCGTGACTATCTCTGACGGTCTGGCGCATGTGGGTATGCTGCCGGGAGCGTACCGGAAAAACGGCCGCTACGGTACACCGGAGGTAAAAGCGCCGGTCGACATGGTCGCGAGAGCGGCGGGACTTGACGGGACGAAGATGCTGCAGGGATACGCGCCGCTGGGCGTGCCCGGACAAATCCCCGTTTTCAACACGATGGGGCCGAGCGGCACAGACCCGCGAGGGAGCCTCACTACCGAGTACGGCATCGACTTCAACGCGCGCACGCTCTGGATGCACGCTCCCGCCCACAACGCATACTACATGAGAGAGGACGGACACCCGCATATCTGCATGGACTCCGAGGCGCTCGGTGATGCGGTGGCGCAGCAGGTGCTGCAGGGCTGCACTTTCACGAGTAAAAACGGGATGAAAATCCCTGGCGCTATCTACCGCTGGCCGGTATCCGGAGACATCGGCGGGCAGCGTGTGATGGATGCGCACGAAAACACGGTTTTTGCTGGGGACTACGGCGCGCGCGGGCGCGGGGTTTTCATGCGTATGCCTGGCGGTAGTCAGATAGATCCGACCTGCATGTGGGCGTGGGCACCGGCTCCGACCGTCCTGCCGCAAAATATCCGCGCGGGCGTGAGCGTGCTGGGCGTCTGGGGCTCCATGGTAGACTACGCGGCAACCTGTGTCCCTTTTGACGGAGCCCGCTTCGATGGAGTGCATCTCTCGGGGTGGGCGGAAGGAAGGATAATAACTCACGGGCGGTTTTCCATCACTGGATACTACGGCATGACTCCCGCACGCTCAGCCGAGGTGGTAGACGCGATAGGCGGAACGACCTCGGGCGGCGGCGAGCCTGCCATTGCCCTCTGGGTGCTGACCCCGAGCGTGGCCTTGCTGCCATTTAGACGTGCGGTGGTCACGGTATCATACTCCACCAATGCGACCATCATGCCTCACGGCAACGGAGTCAACGTCTGGGCAGGGGTCTCCCGCGTCAACGGCGCTTCGCGCAATCGCACGCTGGAGCCCATACGGGAGAGGGCTATCACCGGGCAGCGGGCGCAGAGCGGCCGAGTGACGCTGGATATACCGCTGGACGGCGTGACAGAGCAAGGGTTTTTAGTGGTCGCCGCGCACGGCAGCAATTTCCGCAAAAACGGGGCTAACACGGCTTTCACCGCGCGACTGGAGCGCGTAGAGCTCATCGCATGAGCAGAAAGGAGACTATGAGAGAAACAGTGATTTTTGACGGCCGGACTGGCAGCGTCATCGCCATCGCCGGAGAGGTCGATGTAGAGCACGTCGAGGCGCTGATACTCGATGTAGCGGACGGCATGAGGGTGGACTCCGTGGACGTGAGCGGCGAGGAGCCGGTGCCCATCCTGTCCGCTACGCCCGCGAGCTGGCAGGCGCAGCTTGAGGCGGCTATCAAGCGGAGCGACGAACGCCGCGCGTCCCTCGAGACGCGCGTGCTGGAGATGTTTAACGACATGATGAAAGGAGACGAGGCGGATGAGGATTCCGAAGGGACTGTGTGAGCGCATCGCGGAGGCGATAATCGCGGGACGGATGTTTTTCGCGGACATCGCGAAGCGGCTGCGCCCGAGAGTGACTGAGGAGCTGAAAAAGCGCGGCAGAGAAGACCTCGCGACCGACAGCAACGCGCAGCGCGGGACTGACAGCGATGCCGGTCGCGATGAGAAAGGCGGAAAGTGAGGTGGGAAGACCTTGCGGGGCTGGTAGACCTCAACACGCTGCTCAGCACACTGGGCTGGGCAGTGCTGGGGCTGCTGACTGTCGCAGAAAAGCTCGCCCCGCATGGCAAAAAGCCGTGGACGGCGCTTGCGAGGGCACTCGGCAGCGAGATGACCCGCGACATGCGGGAGCATATGGAGGCGCTGGACAAGCGCCTCACGATGCTGTCCGACAAGCTCGACGAAGTGAGGGCGTCCGGGGAAGAGATGCGCGCGGAAGACGCGCGCGCGAGAATCCTGCGCTTTGGCGATGAGATTGGCCGCGGCATCAAGCACAGCAAGGACACCTACGACCAGGCGCTCATGGATATAAATGCCTATGACGCCTACTGCGATGCGCACCCGCATTTCCGGAACCATGTGACTCGCACGACCTCGGACTTTATCATGGCGCAGTACCGCGAGCGCCTCGAGAAACACGATTTTACCTACTGAAAGGAGAAACAAAATGAACAGTGTAATCAGAAAGCTTACAAGCAGAAAGTTCTGGACGGCAGTGGTGGCCTTTGTCTTCGAGGTAATGGTCTACTGCGGAGCAAATCAGAGTCAGGCGACGCAGGTGTCTGCCATCATCATGGCGGGCGCCACGATGATTGGCTATGCCCTCAGCGAGGGGCTGGCAGACGGCGCGAGAGGCTATGCGCCGCCGGAGACGGAGAAGGGCGACACGAGCGCACCGGAGACAGCGGAAGAGTAAGTAAAACGGGGAGGGGCTTTCGCCTCTCCCCTTATTTTTTATGCCTCATCAACTCCGGCCTGCTTGCGCAGACGGCGAAGTACCGGTGTGTAGATATCGAGGTCGTGGCAGGTAGAGAGCAGGTCCTCTACCTCGTGGAGGTAGTAAGGCTCGCCCATCCCGCCCTCGTCGATCATATCGTCTGCTATATCGTCAACACATGCATTGACAAGCGCTTCGCGCCGATCGTCGTAGTCCTCGGCATCCTCGTCGAGCTCGTTGATAGCGTCCTCCATATCGGCGATGCGCTCCTCTATCCAGTCGATGTACTCGGCGCGGAGGCCACCCATGAGGTCGTGGAGCTCGTCGAGGCTCATCGGAGCTGTGTTGAAAAGGTCACCCACCTGCGAGAGCGACGGTCTCCAGCCTGCGACGAAAAGCGAATCCTCGGTCGCGTCTTCCGCGCCGGTCTCGGGGCGCTTAACCTTGTCATAGTCGTATGCGCACTCGTCAAAATCGCGGATGACAATCGCAAGCTCCTCGGCGTAGTCAGCAAGCGCCGGGAAAACGCCCTCCGCGAGCATCTGCTCGGCGTGGTGTACTTTCTCGATGAGGTCGCGAGCGATAGTGGTCAGTGCATCCGAGCCGAGGCGGTTGTCGG